AGCGGCCACGGTTGCGTACGGGTGCCATTGGCCAAAAGAGGGCAGCGCTCACACTTTGCTACTGCAAACATCTCGTGACGCCGGCCACTCGGCAGGGGCGAAACTGGCCGATTTGGCCCAACTCTTGCCATGTTTTACCATCTCTTTGCCTCGAGTTAACCTCGATTCCACCTTCAGCGACCCCAAGATCCTGTGCTCCTCCCCTAGATCCTCTTAGCGAGGGAGCGAAGCGACCGAGCGTCAGCTAGCCACTAAGCCGATGACCACCTAGACCACTGGCCCCTTAGGGGGCCGTAAGGCCCCACTAGCCACTAAGCCCCAGTAGCCCAGTAGGGCTTAGACACTAGACACTAGACACTAGACACTATGCCCTAGACCTAGGGAACCCCCTTAAGGGGGTTCCTACTAGACCTAGACACTAGGCACTAGCCCCTAGAGCTACTAGCCCACTAGGCCTAGTGCCCTAGAGGACCCCCTAAAGGGGGTCCCTAGAGCCCTAGTGTCCATTAGCCCAGTAGGCCACTAGCCCTAGAGCTACTAGCCCACTAGGCCTAGTGCCTAAGGGGCTGGCGCCTAGGGATCTCCAGTGACCCTTGTGGGGTCACTGAGGAGGCCCAGTGGGCTAGTGGTCCGGTGGGGCTAGATGAACTTGGTTGGTCGCTGCACTAACCCACTGGCCTAGTTGGCCACCTGAACTTGAATCGTCACTGCGACTTGAATCGTCGCCGCACAAACGACCGCCTGGTCCGTACTCCCATCAAGCAGCACGGCGAGACTACGCCTTGATGTCTCTCGCCCAGATGACGGAGATAACCGTGAATGGACACGGGAACACGGCAGGCGAGATGTTGGAAGGAGAGGCCCTTGCCAAACTGGGAAGGGTCATCGAGAAAAGAAAGGCTGCCAAGCAACTGGCTCGAGATTAGACAAAGGGTCTTCTCCGAAAAGGGGAGAAGGTGTTACGTCACCGAGAATGGTCACCGGTGCACTAGCGAGGCAACGGAAGTTGATCACGTCATTGCCGGAGACGATCATTCCCTCGAGAACTTGGAGCCGATATGCCAAAAGCACCATCGGGCCAAGAGCTCCAGTGAAGGCTGGCAGGCATTGCGCAAGAAGAAGAGGCTCGCTCGAGAGCGGGCGGAGAAGAAGTTCGGCTGGACGGAAAGCCGACCCGAGCCGGCTGAGACATTCCGGCACCCGTGGATGACATAGCCGCTCGGCCCGTTCGGGGGCCGAGAGTCCGCGGCAGGAGTAGCTACCTGCGCGGCGGACCCCAACCATTCCTACCGAACTAGGAGTTCTCATATGACCGACATGAAGACCTGCTCCATCGAAGGGTGCGAGCGCCCCCGAAAGGCCAGGGGCTGGTGCGGAACGCACTGGCTGCGGTGGCGCAAGCATGGATCGCCTCATGTTGCCCGGGCCTACGCCCGCTCGCCAGAGGAGTCCTTCCTCGCCCGGACCGAGCCACTCCCCTGGAGCGGATGCCTGATCTGGACCGGCGCCCTCTCTGACACCGGATACGGCTCTATCGTCGTTGACGGCAAGACGCGCTACGCCCACCGCTACGCCTATGAGCGCGAGCACGGCCCCATCCCGGATGGCATGGCTGTGGATCACATGTACCACTGCGACCGAGCCTGCGTTGAGGTGTCGCACCTCCGGCTCGCCACGCAGAGCGAGAATGGCTTCAACCGGAAGGGCGCGACAGTGGCGAGCAAGACCGGCACCCGAGGGGTGCTCCCGCATCAGGGCGGCTTCGTTGCCAGTGCGCAGTTTGGCGGCCGCGAGGCGCGGCGATGGTTCAAGAGCGAGAGCGAGGCCTCGGCGTGGATAGTCGAGCAGAGGGGCGACCTGTCCGAAGAGTTCGCCGGAAGGGGGTGACAAGGTGGCTAAGATTCCAGGCCCGCCGCCGGCGGCAGTTAAGCGCCGGCGGAATGCCGACACGAAGACCCCAGTCCCGCAGGGGACTCGCCGCGGGATCACGGTTCCCGTCGGGGCAGACCCGACTTGGCGCAAGGATGTCCGCGCTTACTACGACGCCGCGCTCCACTCCGGCCAGGCCGACTGGATGGAGAACAGTGACGTGATGTCACTCTGGATGCAGTGCCTCCTGCTGGATCGTATCCTTCGCGGATCGCGCCTCGTGCCGGTCTATGTGGAGGAGAAGAACGGCGAGGGCAAGTGGGTCCCCGTGCTCGACGAAGACGGGGAGCCGATCCCCGAGCTCGACGAGTTCGGCGAGCCTCAGATGCGCGCCGTGGGCTCGATCAACGGCCAGGCCCTCCGCTCCGTTCTTGACATGAGCCAGGACCTCCTCCTGACCGAGGGTGCCCGACGCAAGCTCCGCATTGATCTTGGCATGCCCGAGAGCGACGAGGAGCCGCGACACAAGGCGATCGTCGCCAAGCAGCGCGAGGATCTGCACAAGGTACTCCAGAAGGCGTAGCGCCATCTGGTTCATTCGGCAGTAGAGCCCCTTCCTCCTTCCGGGGGCTCCTGCTGGATAAGGGACAATGGCGTCCCCATGAAGCTGTGCGCCCCGTAGGCGCGAGTTCGCAGCCGCCCCGGGCCTCAGGTCCACTAGGCCACTGCTGAGCCCGCTACGGGGCGCACAGCGCTTCGCCAGGATGACCCGAGTGGCAAAGGGTGCGGACTGTAAATCCGCTGGCATCACGTCCTTCGCAGGTTCGAGTCCTGCTCCTGGCACGTTGCCAGACCGACGGCCATCGGTCAGGCATCAGAGGGTGGCAGAGTGTCAGCCCCTCGGCAGTAGTTCGTGCTGCGCGAGGGGAGGGTAATGCGACCGTCCAACGGCTCAACGCATGGAACAACCTGACGGCAAGTGCAGACAGGGTTCCTCCCAGCGATCCGGGTAGCTCCGGTGAACGAGCCTAGTCTTCGCAGACAGGACGTGGCCTGGCGGCCAATATCAGATGAAGCGAACCCGCCAGCAGGGCCTCATCAGCCCTCCCTCACCATTCCGAAGTAGCTCAGCGGCAGAGCGGCGCACTGTTAATGCGCATGTCCCAGGTTCGATCCCTGGCTTCGGAGCGCGGACCCCCGACCGGCCTGTCCACTTCACGAGGGTGGGCAGTACGGCCCGAGGGGTCCAGCTTCTTTCTCAGCAACCAAGGAGTCCATGTGTTCATCGAGTTCAGCACGGCCTTCTCGCTCGACTTCGGGCGCAAGCGCCTGAGCGAGGCCGACATCCTGGAGCTCGTTGCCGACTCCGAGGACAGCATCATCGAGGCCGCCGAGACCAAGGGCCCCATCGGCTTCGTGAAGAACCCGGAGGCCGACTAACAAACGCACCAGAGAGGGGGTGAGCCAGTGCGCCCGAAGGACGAAAGCAGCGCCTGGGACCCCGACAACTGGGAGCCCGTCACGCACGGCCCCGTGTGGGCCACCGACGAGGCCGGCACCTCGTACGTCCTGCCCGAGCTCACTCTCGGCTGGGAGGCCATCGAGTGGTGCGCCAAATGGCTGAAGATCGAGAACCCCATCACCGGCGAGACCGGCCCGTTTGTCTTCACGAACGAGCAGGCTCGAGCGGTGCTGTGGGGGTATGCGATTGACGAGACCGGCCGGTTCCTCTACAGGCGCTTCCTGTTCCAGCGCTGCAAGGGGCACGGGAAGGACCCCATGGTCGCAGCCCTGGCGCTCTTCGAGGCGGTCGGCCCCTGCCGCCTGGACTACGTCGACGAGGATGGCGAGGCTGTCGGTCGGCCCATCCAGGATGCTTACATCCAGATCGCGGCCGTGAATCTCCAGCAGACCCGGAACACCTCTGACCTGTTCCGCACCATGCTGACCGACGAGGCCATCGACCAGTACGCCTTCAACCTGGGCCAGGAGGTCTCCTACGCTCGCGGGGGGCTGGTGCAGATCCACTGCGTCACCTCCTCACCCCGGGCCCTCGAGGGCAAGCGCCCCACGTTCATGATCTCCAACGAGGCCCAGTGGCACGTGGAGAGCAACAAGGGCCATGCGATGTACGGCGTGATGACGGGCAACATGGCGAAGCGCCCGCTTCGCTCCCAGTGCCACATGCTCATCATCGCCAACGCCCCCATCCCGGGGCAGGACAGCATCTGCGAGCGCCTGATCCAGTCCTACAAGGACACCCTGGCCGGCAAGGCCGACGACCGGGACCTGCTCTACGACTCGCTCGAGGCGCCGGCGAACGTGCCGGCAGAGCGCGACGCCATCGCGATGGTCATGGAGGCCGTGCGAGGCGACAGCGTCTGGCTGGACCCCGAGAGTGTCGTCGCCGACTTCTTCGACACGGCGAACACGTTGACCGAGTCTCGGCGCAAGTGGCTGAACACCATCCAGAGCGCCGACGATGCCGTCTACTCCCAGGCTCAGATCGTCGCCGCCACCCACGAGGCGCAGCTCCGCCCCGGAGATGAGATCGTCCTCGGCTTCGATGGCGGGCGCACGAACGACTCCACGGCCCTTGTGGCCATCCGCATCAAGGATCGGGTCATCATCCCCATTCGCGTCTGGGAGAAGCCGCGAGAGGCCGATGACTGGGTGGTGCCGCACGACCAGGTCGAGTCCGCTGTCCACGACACCTTCTCCCGCTACAAGGTGCGCGGCTTCTTCGCCGACGTGAACCTCTGGGAGAGCTTCATACTCTCCTGGTCTGCCGACTATGGCGAGCAGCTGTCCATCCGCGCCAGCGCGGAGTCGGCCATCGGGTGGGACATGCGCGGCGTGCGCAAGTCAACGATGGCCCACGAGCGCCTGGTCGACGGACTCCAGAGCGGGAAGGTATTCCATAACGGGGACCCAGTCCTCGTCCAGCATATCTCGAACGCCCGTAAGCGCTACAACGTCCACGGCCTCAGCTTCGGCAAGGAGAGCCGCGACTCGACTCGCAAGGTCGACGCCTACGCGGCATCGCTCCTCGCTTACGAAGCACTCACCGTCTACCTGGATCGCGGCCGGAAGGCTGAGAAGCCCGCACGAACGGGCCGCGTCCTCATGTACTAGGAGGCCCAATGGCCGAGCCCAAGAAGGGGACCCCGGCGTGGATGGCGCAGCGCTGCCTCGACGTGATGCAGGACAACTCTGCTGACCTCGAGCAGTTTGACGACTACCTCGCCGGGCGCCACAATCCCATCTACATCCCCGACAACGCGGATGTCGAGTTCCGCCAGATCCGAGATCGCTCGGTGCTGAATATGGTGCCGCTGGTGATCAACTCCGTCACCCAGGTCTGCCACGTGGAGGCGATCCGCCACTCCAAGGCCCTGGACGCGGCAAACCAGGACAACCCCATCGAGGAGGGCCTGCCGCCCGAGATGGTCGCCTGGCAGCGCAACCGGATGGATGCGCGCCAGCTGCCCGTCGTACAGGCGTTCGCCTCCCACGGCATCGTCTACGGCCTCACGGTGAAGGACAAGAAGGGTCTCGCCCGCTTCGAGTGCTACACGGCCGCTCAAGCGTGCGCCATGTACGCAGACCCGGTGAACGACGTGGACCCCGAGTGGGGCCTGGTCATCAAGAAGGGCACCTGGTCGAATCTCGAGCTGGCCCACCTCTACACCGAGCTCGACTGGTACACCGTCACGCAGGGCCGGCAGGGTCTCGAGGTCAAGCATCAGGGCGAGCACGGCAACTCCGCGTGCCCCCTCTCTCGGGCCGTCCTGCACATGAACCTGAACGGGAAGGTCACCGGACTCATCGAGCCGCTGATCGATCCCCAGGACCAGATCAATCAGACCAGCTTCGACGAGCTGACCACGCAGAGCTGGGGCGCCTTCAAGGTGCGCACGGCCACCGGCATGGCCGTCCCCGTCCGCCGCTGGACGCAGCACGAGATCGAGGCCACCTTCCCCGAGCCCGGCCTCGACGCCTCGCCGGAGGAGATCGAGCGCCACCAGAGCCGGCCCAGCGTCGGGGACCCCATCCTCGACCCTGACGGCCAGGAGATCCCCCTCCCGGTGCCGATGAGCCAGAAGCGCGTGCTGATCGCAGAGGACGCCGACACCGAGTTCGGCACCCTCGACGAGACGCCGATCCAGCCCTTCCTCATGGCGCTGGAGGCGAGGATCAAATTCTTCGCCGCCATCTCTCAGACCCCGCCCACGTACTTCATGGGCGAGATGGCCAACCTCAGCGCCGAGTCGCTGAAGGCGGCCGAGGTCTCCAAGGCTCGTCGCGATGACGAGATCAAGCTCGAGCTGGGGGAGATGTGGGAGCGCATGCTCCAGCTTGCCATGGAGCTCGAGGGCGAGGATGACCGCGCCAGCGATGTGGGCATTGAGCTCCGCTGGGCGGACAAGGACCCGTCATCGTTCGCGGCCACTATCGACGCCCTCGGCAAGATGGTCGAGATGCTCGCCGTCCCGCCGACGTTCGCCTGGGAGATGATCCCCGGGATGACGCAGGGTGGCCTGGTTCACCTGCACCAGCTGAAGGACCTGTGGGAGCAGGAGCACCCCGAGGTGGCTCTCGCCCGCACCTTCGAGCAGAACGACATCTTCTCCCAGATCAACGACTTCCCCGAGCCTGAGCCCGAGGCGGCCTGATGGAGGAGAACGAGCCCAGGGTCCCCGAGCCGAAGCTGGCCGAGGCGCAGGCGCTGTGGGAGATCGCGATGATGTACGTCGCCCTCGCGGCGGCTGCGCGCACGGTCTCCGGCGGCACCAGCCCCGCAGCCATCTCGGCCGCAGAGGCCGGCTGGAGGGCTGGCCAGCTCCTTGCTCGCGCCTACTACCGCCTCCTGCGGGCGGCCTGGACCGGCTACACCTTCGCCGACCGTGGCGACACCCCCGGGGGCGAGACCTCGCTCCGCGAGCTCTACAGCGACTTCGAGACCCTGGCCTACAGGACCATCCCGAAGTCCAAGCACGCGGACGTGAGGCGCCGTGTGCGCGTGGCCGGCTCGAACTACGAGGACGCAATGCGCGACCTCTACGAGCACGAGGTGGACCTCGACACCGACGACGAGCGGTACGACGATGACCCCGAGCTCATCGAGGCGGGGGAGGAGTTCACTTCCGCAGACGGCGATGACTACGCCGCCGACCCCACGGACGACCGCGACTGGCCGGACGAGGAGGACATCCTCGTCGAGGAGCTGCGTGACGCTGAGCGCCACCTCTCCGACATCGAGAAGGCGGAGAAGGAGGAGCTCAAGCGCCTGAAGGAGGAGCTCGACAAGATCGAGCGAGACCAGCGGCGCATGGCCAAGAGGGCGCAGAAGGCCCGCCAGGCGGCCCGCATCCAGGCGGCCAAGGAGCGTGGCCGGCGCGCGGGCGCCGCCATGAAGGCGGCGCAGCAGGGAGCCCGCACAGAGGTCGTCATGCTCACGCAGAGCGACGAGCGGTCTCGCGGGTTCGTCTCCGTGCCCCGGGGGCCACGGCCCTGCTACTGGTGCGTGATGCTCGCCTCCCGGGGCGCCATGAGCTACAAGACGCGCCCCTCTCCGGCTTCGGTCAGCGGCCAGTGGCACGACAACTGCAACTGCTCTATCGAGCCGATCTTCGACCTCGATCACTACTTCACCTCACCCCTGTTCGCCAGGAACCGCAACGCCCACATGCTCTGGAAGGAGCTCAAGCGGGCCGGCGGTGACTGGGCGAACCCCAAGACCTGGCGCTCCCACTTCGACACCGGCTACCGGAACGGCAAGACGTTCCAGGAGCTGATGGCCAAGGGCGCCTTCCGGTAACACCCCAACCAGTCCCAGGAGGACATCATGAGCGACACCACCCCCTCTGCCGAGCAGAGTCCCGGCGCTGAGCAGCCTGGCGCTGCCGAGCCCACCAACGAGGCCACCACCCCGCCCGAGGCGCCCGCCGAGGAGCCCAAGGGGGAGGGGCTGGAGTCCCTGCCCGAGTCGTGGCAGCGAGAGGTCCGCTCCCTGCGAGCGGAGAACGCTGAGCGACGCACGAAGTACAACGACCTGAAGACCCAGCTCGACGAGGCGAAGACCCAGGAGGACATCGACGCCGCAGTTGAGGAGTACAAGACCCAGGTCGTGGAGCTCGAGCGATCCCTCGCTTTCGAGCGCCACACCAGCGGCCTCCCCGAGGAGGCCCGAGAGCTGGTGACCGGTAGCACTGACGACGAGATCAAGGCATCTGCCGACAAGGTTCGCAAGCTCCTGGAGGGAGCTGGCAAGCAGGAGCCCGACCCGGATCTCGACGCAAGCGGAGGCCTCGACCCTCGAGGCGGCTCGAGCGGAGGTGGAGGCAAGTCCTTCCGCCAGCTCGGCCGAGAGGCCCTCGCCGCCAGCGGCCGCCGCTGGTGAACTGCTGCCGATTCTCACATCACCCCTAAGGGAGAACTACTATGGCTTACACCCCTCACACCAAGGTCCGTCCCCAGGTCATCGCTGATACCGGTGTCGCGGTCCTCGATGAGGAGCTTCTGCTCACCAACCTCATCACCAACGTGTCCTTCGACGAGAAGAACTACAACATCCGCGACGTGGTCAACGTCAAGGTTCCGGGCCTGCTGCCCTCCCGCAGCTACGCCCTGGACAACGACCGTTCGCAGGCGCTCCAGTTCGATGTCTACTCCGAGCACACCGTGCCGATGTCCTTCGACGCCGGCCGGCTGTACTCCGCCGTTGCGGTCACCGACGAGCAGAACGACTTCGACCAGATCACGGTCAACGACCTGATCCCGAAGCAGGCTCGCGCCGTCGCCAAGGGCATGGAGCTCCACGTCAGCTCCGTCTTCGACACCGCCCAGTACGAGGTGGCCATCACCAACGCGGAGGCGGACATCTACCGCGCCCTCGTCGAGGCCCGCGCCCTGCTGCGCAAGTTCCGCGTCCAGGGCGCCCGCAACCTCCTGGTCGGCACCGACTTCGAGGCCGCGATCCTGCTCGACAAGCGCTTCACCACCCACGTCTCCGTGGGCGACGAGGCCCCCGCCGTCGTGCGGTCCGGCAACATCGGCAACTGGCTCGGCTTCAACATCTTCGTCTCCGAGCTGATCGCCCCCGACGAGGCCATTGCGTTCACCGACGCCGGCTTCGCGGCCATCTTCGCCGCGCCGTACGTCCCGAACTCGGTGCCCTTCGGGGCCACCGCCTCCTTCGCCGGCAAGACCCTGCGCTGGATTCGCGACTACGACTCCATGCACGTGCTGGATCGCTCCATCACCGACTCCTACTTCGGTGCGAAGCAGATCCTGGACTACGGCCAGACCGTGGTCGATCACGAGGCCATCGAGGAGGCGCTGAGCGTTGCGCCCAAGGGCGTCAACACCATCGCCTTCAAGGAGAAGATCATCGAGGGGCAGTTCAACGTCCGCTCCTTCAAGATCTCTCTCGGTGACAAGACCCCCGAGGGCCTGAAGCCCGTGTCGGGCAACGAGGAGTTCCTGCGCGCCACCAAGCTGGTGGACCAGGAGGGCGCCGCCTACAACACCCGCGACGTGGCAGGGCTGATCGCCTGACCTGACCCCCTGAGCTAGGGAGGGGGAGGGGCCATCTCTCCCCCCTCCCGGCTAGGAGGTTTAGATGGCATTCAATGTCGAACCACTCGCCGATCTGGATGACCTCGAGGCGCGCCTTGAGTTCGACCTTGACGACGACAAGATGCGGGACTTGGGCAGGACCGGCCTCGAGGATGCGTCAGTGCTGGTGCGTGAGTACGGCCTGTCGTCCTGGACGGCGAACACCGCCCCGCCCATCGCGGTCACCCTGACGCTCAAGGCTGCCGCCCGGTTCGTCATCAATCCCATGTCGCTCGAGACGGCGCGAGGCGCGGACGAGACGAACATGTGGGGGGAGACGAACTCGAAGGGCGTTTACCTCGAGCCCGGGGAGATCGAGCTCCTGCGCCAACACCGAAAGACGGACAGGGGCTTCCAGGCCCCGCGCGCGTACGTCTACACCAAGCGCTTCGTGCCCCCGCGCCCACGGGGGACCAAGCACTATTCCCCGGTGTCTGGCTACGGCGATGGGGGAGCGAAGTTCTTCCCAGACTACACCGAGGGCGACATCTACGACCCCTACTACCCGGGGGATGAGCGATGACTTTGCGGTACACGAAGGTCACCTACATCCCCCGAGTCCAGAAGGAGAACTCCCGGGGCGAGGCGGTGTGGACTTACGACTACTCGAAAGCGGAGGACATCCGCATCGGCATCAGTGCTGATCGCATGAGCCGCGCCGAGGTGCGAGGCGACGTTGAGATCGAGGTCTACAACGCCCGCCTGCCCGCCAGGCTCGCAGGCACCGGCCCCGGTGGCCGGCTCGTCTGGGACGGCACGGAGTGGGACTTCGCGGCCCCGCCGATGAACAGGCCCTCCCGCACGCACTCGGTGCGGCACATGACGGTGCAGATCCGCCGGCGCCCGTACGCAGAAGGGGGGCGCGACTAGTGGACGTAGAGATGTACCTGAACCCCAACATGGGGGAAGAGGAGTCGATCTACCTGGCCGACCCTCTCGTCGCCAAGGAGTCGTTCACCCGGGCTGCCGTGGTGAGCGCCGCCCTGGATCGGGCGGCGGTGGCCGAGGGCATCCTCCTGGCTCACCGCGACACCGGGCACTCGTACATCGATGTGGAGTTCGCCGGAGAGCCTGACGTTCTCGTCAGCCTCTCGGACCCCAGGTCCCCTCTCAATGGCGGTGCGGCCATGGGCATCGAGCGCGAGACCGGAGCGCTGTCCAAGGCGTTCGGCCTCACCCCGATCCGCGACCTCCTCGGCGAGGACGATGTCGGGTACAGCTTCACGGGAGGCGACGAATGAGCGAACTTCCCGCCTCCGTGCTTGCAGATGTCGAGAACGAGATTGTCATCGAGGATGCGATGCTCGAGCTCTTCCGCCGGCGCATCCCGGACCTTCGCTTCACCTCGCTCATCGAGCAGGACCGCCCCTCGCCCTTCGTGCTCATCCGCAAGGTGGCACCGAACAGTTCGGGGCTGCGGGACTACCGCTTCCTCGAGACCTACTACTTCAGCGCGGAGACGTTCACCAGTGGGCTGGATGCCGACATCGACGGGCCGCGAATCATCCTCGCCATGCGGAATGCCCTGACCCGGGCAGCCCTGAGCAATGACCCCGTCCTCGATGGACTGGGCTGGGTTCAGAGCGGCTGGGTTGTGGGCGACGCAATGCGTCGAGCCGACTACGCGAACAGCGAGGGGCCGGTGCAGTACGCCGACCTGCCGCAGGAGTGGGTGCGCTACATGGCCACCTTCCGCGTGCAGATCAAGAGGGCCCATGTGGGCCCTAACGTTTTCACTTCGTAAGAAGGAGCCAACATGGCTATCAATGACACCTCCACCCTCGTCGTCAAGACCGGCCGGTTCTACGTCAACGACGTTGGCACCGAGGCGCCGGCTGAGCTTAGCCGCACCTCCCTCACCGCCGAGGGTTGGGAGGAGCTCGGGCACACCTCGCTCGAGGACATCCTCTCTTGGGCCACCGAGGGCGGCGAGACCACCACTCTCGGCTCCCTCCAGTCCCCCTCGCTGCGCCAGACCACCTCTGCCCGCACCGAGTCCTTCACCACCACTCTGCTCCAGTGGGACGAGGAGACTCTCCCGTTCTACTTCGGCGGCAACATGGAGCTGATCCCCGGCTCGGACATCTTCATGGGCGTCAAGTCCGCCCCGGAGCCGATCCGCAAGGCGTTCCTGGTGGTCTTCGAGGACGGCCAGAACCGCTTCCCGGTCTACGCCCCGGCGGCCTCCATCGGTCGTGGCGACGATCTCGCCATCGACTCCACCGAGGACCTGGCCGGTCTGCCGATCCAGATCAGCCTGCTGAACCACGCCGGCAACGACTGGGCCTTCGCGGTCGCCCCCATCGGCGGCGTCGCCAGCGAGCCCGCTGACCCCGAAGCCTGATCCAACTCATATCACCGTTAGTTCTGCCAACCAAGGAGGCACCCCACAATGACCAGCGCACTCACTCTCGATGACATCAAGGCGGCCGCAGACAAGAAGTACGCGGCCTACCCGCTGGACATCGACGAGCAGGGCACCATCGAGCTCACCAACCCGCTCCGCATGACCAAGGAGCTGCGGGAGGAGCTCAGCGAGCTGAAGGCCGACGACTACGAGGATGTCATCGACTACTTCGAGGACACCTTCGCCCTGGCCTCCAGCAAGGACGAGGCAGCCCGGATTCGTAAGGCGCTGGGCGAAGAGGCCGCGCTCTACGCGATCCTGTTCGAGTCCTACTCGAACGGAGTCGAGCTGGGGGAAGCCTCGCCCTCGCAGGACTGATCGACCAGAATGGCGGGGGACTGCTCCGCGATCTCAAGCACTACTACCAGATAGACCTGCTTGACGTGATCGCAGGGAGTGGTCCCCCGCCTTCTTTGGTTTTGGAGTACATCCGGTGGTTGCCGCCGGGCTCCGCCTGCGAGGCCATCAGGCATGACGCCGAGGACATGCTCGGCTGGGATATGTCCGCCCGCCTCCTCGCCAACATCTCCGACTGGAGTCAGGCGACGATGATCGTCTCCGCCCAGTGGAAGAAGAAGGCCCCCGAGCTTCAGCGTGAGATCCGCCCCTGGGTCGAGGCCAAGAAGCGCCGGCAGAAGGCCGAGGGCATGAACATTCATCGACTTCATCAGATCTTCACCGCTAAGGCGGCACAGCAAGGGGGCTGATTTCATGGCTGAGATCGGCAAGGTTTCCGTCCGGGTAATGCCGGACACTAGGGGGTTTGCAACTAAGGCCCGCAGGGACATCAAGGCCCTGAAGGATGTCACCTTCAAGGTGAACGCTGAGCTGAACGAGAAGCAGTTCGGTGCCAAGGTCAAGCAGCTGATCGCGAAGACCAATGCGGACCTGATGGACCCCAAGAATCGAATCAAGTTTCGCGCCTCCCTCGAGGCGTCGAATCACCAGCTCGCCTCCGAGGTTCGGGACATTCGGAACCGGATGCAGGACCTGGCCGACAAGGAGAAGGTCAAGTTCGAGACCGAGCTCTCGAGGCGGTCGGGCAAGGGCGATGGCAACCTGCTCAAGCTCGACCCCAAGGGCGCAGTCCGCGAGCTGAAGCGAGAGCTCGGCGGGACCCGCTACGAGCTCCCGGTGTATGCGAACACCAGCGGGGCCATGCGCGACATCCGCCGCATGTCCCGGTCGAGGGAGTTCAAGATCGATGTCGACCTGAAGGTGGACCGCACCGAGGTCCACAAGGACATCGACACCATCAAGGAGCTCATCGACACCTCCTACGAGTCGATCAGGCGCATCCCTGCGCTGAAGTTCCAGATCGACACAGACAAGGCGTCGGTCGAGAAATGGACCAAGAGCGTCAAGGAGGTCGAGGACTCCCTTAAGCGCCAGCGCAAGATCTACAGGGACACGCAGCGCGAGCTCCAGATCACGAAGGATCGCGCCGCCGACTACGGCAACGTCGTCAGTGAGGCGACGAAGACGGTCACCAAACTCCAGGCCCAGCAGAAGGCGG